ATTTTTATTTATATATTCAATAATATTATTTATTTCTTTTGAATAATCTATATTATCTAATTCTGCTATTTTTTTGATTAAAAAATCTCCAAAATTTGCCAATAAAATAGACTCTTGATCGCCATTTTTATCAAGACTATCTGACAAATCTATCATAAAATCTTTTAAATCATTGTATTTATTTTTATTATTTTTGTATTTCTCCAAAATAGATGTAATTGATCCCTCGCCCTCTTCATTCTTCATGAATGGCTGACCGCTATACATTCCAGGCATTATATATCCTCTTGATCCATCTTCTTTTGATGTATCGTTGTTAATCACCGGAAGGTTTCTTACGGGTTTTATTTTTTTTTCGTTTTTAGATTTATATGATTGTTTATTCATTTTTTATCTTTTTAATAATATTTGTTCTATCTACTTCAAATATATTAGAAGATTTAAATATTAAATCTTTAACATTAAAAGCATAATCCGATTTTTTAGTAAATAAATTTTTATTATTTGCTTTTATTGTTTTTATATCATCATTGGTTTTTACTAATATAATATCAGCATCATCTTCTATAGATTTAATAAAATCTTTTTTAAATTTTATAATAAGTTTAGAATTTTTTAGATCTATATTTGGATAGGAGTCTATTGGATTTTTAAGTTGATCAATTATATTTCCAATGTTTTTAAATTGAATAAAATTAAGGTCTATTAACTTGCTCAATAAATTTATTGGATCTTCATTATTATTTGCATTTTCTATAGAAATAGAAAATGAAACATCTTCATCAGAAGTTCTATTTAAATTAAATTTAAGATGGTTACCATTTCTTATTAAATCGTTTGAATGTAATTGTAATATTTTAATACCATCTGAATTATTACTATTTTCTTTTTTAGAAATTTCAGTATTAAAAGTTTCTTTATATCTTTGTTTATTTTCTTTATTAGAAATTTGTCTTTCATAAAGACTAATATTTTCATTTGCAATATATTTATTTATTGATTCAAATAAATTAACCAAAATTGTAATATTATTTAAACTATTTAATATTTCTGATGAAAATTTTATAAATTCTTGTGAAATATCTTCTTTTTTTATTTTATTAGAAGAAAAAACATTTAAATAATTTGATAATGGAGAAAATTCAATTTTTTTAATATTAACATATGCTAAATCAAAAATTGGAATAGATAGTCTTATTAAATCTTTAAAAAGATTAAAAAGTTTAATTGAATTAGAATTAATATTTTCTAATCTATTTATTTCATGTATTTTATTATGTATATTTTCAAAATAAATATTATCAATATTTACTGAATAATTTGATCCTAATAATGAAATTGTTTGATTATAAAAACTAATAAAGTAATCTGTTTGTGCTTTTTTTATTTTTTGTTTAAATAATTTTTCAAAATTATTAAAAATAATATTTATATAATTCTTAAACTTTACTTTACTTTTATCTTTTCTAAGATCTCTCATAATACTTTCTGGCCCATATAATATTGTATTAAGTGAAATATCTGAAGATAAAGATATAAAGCCATTATTTTTTAGATAATTAGCACCATTGATTAGTCTAGATATTGATGTTGAATAGTCAGATATTGTAATGCTGACATCTTCGTTTGAAAGTTTAATCATAATTGCTCCTCCATTACATTCCTGGTGGACCACCCATTGACGGTGAGCCACCGCCCATCATATCGCCACCAACTCCCGGTAGAGATCCGGATTCACCACCCCCTTGTGGCGAAGCGCCCTCAGTACCCTCTGGTGGTTCTGGAATGCTCTTTGTTGAGTCTAATCCCTGTATTTCTGACAATCTCATATTAGAAAGTATTTGCTGTTCTTTTGCAAATACCTGATCATCAATCATTTCTTCCCTAATTCTTCTTCTTTCCTCTTCATATGATAGTCCAAGACTTCTATGCAGGGTCTGCAAAGATACTTGTTTATTTCCAACATATGTGCCTATCTGCTGAACATAATCGGTCATATCGTAAAGATTCATATGGTTCCAGTCTATTGATGGAACTAATAATCTTTTTTCACCATCTTTGTATTCAAAAAAATCTTGAAGTTCGCAAATTGGAGCAAATATCTTTCTTTCTAACCATTTTTTTAACATGTTGCGAAAAACATCATATCTTTGTCTTAATACATCAAGGCCAACCGAGGAGCTTGCATATGTAGCACCCTCTTGATCCATCAAAGCTTTTGGAGTCATTAGACCAGAGTATATGTTGTTAACTATATGTTCAACGTCTGACGCTATATCCATTGTTGAGCCGCTAAAACCATTTCTTTCTATTTTTACACCAGCATGGGTAACTATTTTAAAATCTTTATCATATTGAGCTTCTTCCAGAACTTGTTTAAAGGCTTCAATATCAGACTGTGTTGGCCTATAGTCACCGTCATTTCCAAGTGTAACTAATGTTAGTGGATTAATCATTCCATCTGCCTGGGCAAACTTTGACTCTCTTAGTTTATCATATAACATTAAATCTTTGTATATAGAAACAATAATAGATGTACCTCTAATATCATATGGAGAACTTAAAAGTTTTAAATGTGAAATATTAAAATCATCAAGAGGTATATTCATTCCTTTTTTCACATAATCAATAATATGTTGCGGTATATATTTTTTCATAGAAATATCAGATGGTAAGTTTGAATTTACCAGTCTTACTAACCCAGAGTCAGGCCTCAAAGATATCTGAGAATGATTACCTATTATTGATTTTTTAACATGTATAAAATCTGGATTAAGAATTGTAATTCTATTCCAAACACCCAAACTTTCATCAAGTTCTGCATAAGGAAAACTTTCACCCATCTTCCAGAATTCTAATGCAGCGCCATAAACAACAGAATATAAATCTATTTTTTCTGCCATCTCCATAAAAAACTGTTGTACTTTTTTGTTCTTACATGTAATATTTATTTTGCTTATTGGATAGCTTGAGTGTAAATTTATAGCATTTCTAACTATAGGATGTGTATCATAGAATACCCTATTCCAGGCATTCATTGTAACTCTATCTCTAGGTAGGTTTAAATTTGCCAACTGAAATAGTGGAGAATAAACCTCTGGCGCCAGCCTATCTGTGTTATAATTGGTTTGTGGGCCGGGCATTGGAGAAGCTATGGAGCCCTTCTTGTTAAATCCACCACTCTTAAAAGATGGACTGTGTGCGATTGAAGAATAGAGTTTTTGCTCTAATTTTTCATCTATTTTTTTAGATGTTATTTCAGATATCTGAGCCCTTCTAATATCTGACAGCATACTTGCCGAATTTTTGTTTATTGAATCAGGATTTCCAGGTACTCTTCTCATCTCAAATTCTCCTATTTAACTTTGCAAGTATTGGCCTTGTATAATTACCATCAATTTTATGACCAGGTTTTATTGTAAAGCCCTTTGTTATATCAAATTTATAAGCCATGTAAGCATACATTAATGCCATCAAACCATCGTTAGGTATGCCACCCTTTGAATATGTCTTTACAGGCTGACCACCAACAATTTTTGTCTTTACTTCCATTGAAGTGCAATGATCTATTAACCACTCAACATATTCAAAGCTTTTCCATGGAAACCTAATCCTACCTTTTCTAAACTGATCAAATATTTCTTCTATTAGTAAATCTTTATTATAAGATATTATTAGCTCATCTTCTCTAAATTTTATTGAATTTGTTAAACTTCCACTTCCTTGCGCTCCCAAAAATTTATCTCTATAAACATATTGTAAATCATGAACAACATCCTGTCCAAAGAACCAGTCAGATACACCTCTATTTACTGAAAATCTTCTATACATTTCCTGTATAGTCTCTTTTTTATAAGAAAAATCATTTTTCCTTAACTTATGAGCATGTTCTATTAGTAGTGTTCCATCTTGCATAGCAGATATAATTACAACACAAGAAAAAGATTGACCAGACGTAGAGCTGGAGTCATCATCTTTTCCACCCCAGTCAACTCCAAGGTAAACTTGTTTTTTATTTTGGTCAATCTTTGTAGAAAACTCTCTATCTTGATCTCTACACTTGTTATAAATTTCAGCTTTAGTAAGTGGCATTCCAGCATCTGAATAAAATTCACCAACAACTTCGTTATTCCACAGCCTTTCCGACTGTGATGGATTCCTATCTGGCATCAAGTCTAGTATATTTTCTTTTGCAAAATAAGGAATATATAATTGATTAATATGAAATCCTGCAAATTTACAATCCTGAGGATCTTTTGATGGAACCCACCTTCCAAGCTCTATTGCCTCAACTTTTTTTTGTTTCGTACCACACAATGGACATTGAACTATATTATCATGTAGCCAAATAGACATCCATCTATTATCATTTGGAAGATAAAATGGATAAGTTTTTCCGCAATTAATACAGCCTAAATGATAATATCTCTGATCAGACATATCCCATATAGTAGAAAAATAAGAATTTTTTTCCTTTGGTGTCCCATAATATACCTGAACACCTTTTCCTATTGGTCCATATTTTGCCGCAGTTAAAATCTTGGTTGCGTTACCAACTGCATGACCATACATATCCTGTATCTCATCAAAGAATACGGCATCAGCAGTCATACCACGAATTCTATCTCCATCTGCTCCCAATGACTCAACCCATAATGTTCCTGTTTTAAATTGCTTCATTGTTAAATTATCAACAGCATTATCAGATTTTAATTTATTTTTGTTAATAAAATCACTTTTTGCAGTTCTTACCATTGTTTCTAATTTGTCTTGAGAAAACTTTTTTGCCTGGCCTAATGCTGGAAAGAGATGAACAACTCTAATATTTGGATTGGTAAATAATCCACTATTTGTAAAATACAGATCAAGTGCAGAGCCCATAATGGTAGCGCCAACCTGACGGCCTTTTTTTATAACAACCGGCTTTCCTGTTTTTTGTGTTGCTTCTAATGCAATATAACGATAGATGTCAACCATAAATCTCCATCCTGTCTCAAGGAGATTAAAGTCGCTTCCATCTATCGTTAGATTATTTTGTACAAAATTTGCTGGATCAAAGTCAAGAAAACTATTGGCTAACTGATCTAGTATTTTATCTTCTTCTTTTTTTTTCATTATCCAGGATATGCATGAGATATATAGTCAGCAATATCATTATTGTATGTGCCGCTAGTATCTTCGTCTTTTACATATTTTACTCTATCTTCTTTCTTTTTTCTATTTTTTGAAAGTTTTGACTCTAATAATTCTTTTAATTTCTTTTTGTTAATAATTTTTTCTATTTTTTCAAACTTTAAACCTGGGTGATTTTTACACTCATGAATAATTACTTCTATTGATGCATCTGGTCTATTTTTTCCAAAATCTATTGCATATTCTATTATATTTTTTAATATTTCTTTTTTGTCTGGATCAATTTTCTTTTTTTTACATATATTGCATTCTTGATCCGAATCTTTAACATGATCACATTTAGCTTTTGCAGATTTAATATTTAAATTTTCATCTTCTTTTATATTTTTAATTATATCAAATCCAACTCTACTTTTTATATCTGCCATTTTTTCTTCAATTGTTCCAAATTCTTTATTTTTAATTTTTTTAAAATTATTTATAAAATCAGCATTTTTTACCATAGAGTTTGCAAAATCTTTAAGCCAATCAACGGTAGTGTTATATTCTTCTGAAGTATTTTGTCTTGTTATCTTCATAACCTATTCCTTTATTATGCGAAATAATTTTTAATGAAATCTACCCCAGATTTTCCATCTTTAGATTCTGAATCTTTTCCTCCAGAAAATGTTCCTCTATCCTTGAAAATATGGAACCCGCTATCCATACATATTTGCATTATTGCAAGCTCTTCTCTTGGTGTAATATCATATTTTTTTGCTAAAAATTCGTAAACTTCTTCAATGCTATGTCCAGCAGAAACATGAGCGTTTATCATAATTCCTGATATCGCTCTTTCAAATGGACTTACGGCTATAAACATTTTATTGGGTGTTGCGGCTTCTTTTTTTAGAGATCCATACTCAATTTCTATACCAGATGGAGATGTCCAGGTTGGTATTCCGTTGGAATCTACACTTGCTTTCTTTTTTGAAGAATCCTTGAATTTATTTTTTAACAAATTTATATGTTTGGCTAGCTTGGCAGTATCTGCCATTATAGATGTCCTTATCTCCTCTAAAGCAGAAATATCAAGAAATCCATCATGATCTTTTCTTATTGCCGTTGAAATTTCTCTGTCTAATCTCTCAAGCCATGATTTTGCTCTTTCACAACCAAGTGTTGATTTTCCGTCATGTTTTGGTATTTTTGCAGGATACATATCCTTTACATATTCTAGGAATCTTTTTAGATTTCCATCATTAACATAATCGCCTTCGTCTTCATCTTCTTCTTCGTCATCCTCAAAATCAGACTCTTTTGCCTCTGATCCTGGTATAATAGATATTTTTTCATCTCCATGATCTTCTACAAATTCTGTATAAACATCATCTAGTTTTTGCATATCTTTTGCAATCTCACCAAAACTATCTGGACCTTCTATAAAAGATTCAAATGCATCCTCTACTGTTGTAGTAACTTCACCAGGGTGATCTTCCATAGTTGTAGTTTCAAATCCTTCAGAAAATACAACTGGTTCTGATTCTTGATACAAGAGTATATCAGATGATTTTTTTTCTATTTTATTTCTATTCAAAGAATTTAATCTTGACATTATTAACTCCTAATTAACTAGCGAAATAAGTCCATAATATATCTGTGCATTATTATTATCAGAATATTCATGTGTTGGGTGTCCAAACCCCGGTACTGAATTGTTTCCAACCATAAGCGATGGGTACTCTGGACTCCCATTTATTGGTATTTGATTTGATACAAAATTTGTATTATAAGAGAATTTGCAATCTACTTTATTTTTAAATATTTTATCTGCAAAAGGACATCTTTCTGGATTTGAAACTTCATTTAAAATATCTATATTTTCATTTAATGTAGTTTCCTCATCATCACTAAGGTCCAATGGATTCATAAGGGATATTGCGGAAACCTCTGTATTACCAGCTAAGCCGCCAGCGCATTTGCAGCCAACGTTTATTGGTAGGCCAAACGGGCATCTATTTAACATTCCTCTTATCAAAATTTCTCCTAAAATCTAATAATTTATTAGTATAAATATTTTTTACTATCTAAATATTCATTTATTTTATTTTTTTTAATTAATAAATCTTTAAATTTTCCAACTAATGGAACGTTTTGAATTATTTTCATTTCAAATAAATTATTTATTAGCAAATCATCATTAATTCCAATTGATCTATCAATTGAAGATGTTATATACCCATCGGATATTACACCTGGTGATACAGAGAATAATTTATAATTGTTCCTTGAAAAATCAAAAATAGAATTATCTATAGTGAAATTTAATCTAGCAGATAGAGATACAGCTCTATATATTCTTCTTGGATCATCCAAAAAACATATTTTCGGAGAGGAAACGCATTTGACAGTTCTATTATCAATATCTTTTAACCCAACAGATAACATATCTATTATATCTTCAGAAAACATATTTTTATGCAATGTATTTATTGTAAAATCTCTGCTAATAACTTCATGATATTTATTTTCAGAAAATTTGGAATTTTTAAAAAAATCTATACTTAATTTTGATATAAAATTACTAGAAAAATCTAAATCTTTTTGACCATCTATATATACAGTTACATGTAAGTCTTTAAAAACTTTATAATATAAATTATTTTCTGCGGCAAAACCAATTGCACACCTGGTAACATCTGAATCATTTGTTGTCAAATCAACATCTAGTGCTCCAGAATTTATGCCCATAACGTAATCTCTTACGTTACCACCAACAATCAATGGCTCTTTTATGTAATTTTTTTCAGAAAAATTTTTTAATTTCTGAAATATTATTGTGTTTTCCATTTATTACTCAACAAAATTTTCTTTTTGTTTTGGAACCTCTGGGTTTGCACTTGCAGATTCAGATTCATTCAACTCCTGTCCAGAGTCCTGTGACTCCAAAAGCATTCTTGCATTTGCAAGCTGTCCCATCATTTTTGTAACTCTGGTTAGTGCATAAGAATATCCATCAATTAATTTACTCTGAGCTTCTGCTAATTCCGGAAACATTGCAGCAATACCAATTTTGTCCAACATGATATCGAATTCCGCCAATAGCCTGATGATTCTTCTATCTGATAACATTCCGGCAACCTCGTCAAGCTTACTTGCAGCATCATCAAGGTTTATATCACCCATTATTGAATCATATTCTCCATCTTTTGCCCCCGGAATTGGTTTTATCTTTGTAACATCAGCGGGATCAACATCATCAGGTCCAGGTACTGATATGCTTTGATCACCAGTAGCCGCAGTTGGTGTATCGGACTGAACAGTTGTAGCGCCTTGTTGTCCTGCCGCATTTGCAGCAGGCGGGGAAGCCTCCTGTACGTCTTGGTTATCAGGCTGAGCTTGTGCAGCGGGTGGAGTCTGAGATGCATCTTGTGCGGTCTTAAAAAGTATTTCCGATGCAGTCTTGACTATATTATTGTTATTTTTTTTTGCATATTTTAAAAGAGAATTACTAAATTGATAAGTAAGATCTTCGGCGGTAGATATTAATTGAACTCTTTTTATCTTATCACTAAAATCAAGTAATAATTTTGATAAACTTAAAAAATCGTCTGGAGAAATATGATCAGATGTCCTTAGTAATTGATCAATTCTTCTTAGGGCGGTATTTACTTTTCTTTTCCAATCTTTTAAAGAACTAGAGTCATCAATTTCAGGTTTTAAAGAAGAAGCGCTATCTTCTATTGCACTTCTTGATACACTAGAAAAACTGCTTCCTGGTAAATCATATGTGTTATGAGAATAATTAGAAGTGTTTTGTAAGTTACCAGTATATAAAGCTTTTTTTTTCATAGAATCCTCTTTTGATGAATATTTTAAGTTTTCACCATCATAATAATATTTAAACCATGTTTTAAAATTAATATATTCTTCATCATTTTTTTCAAAAAAAACATAAGCTTGTTCTAATAGGGATGGTATTGGTATGTCTTTAATTTTATTAGCTGAATATATTTTATATACTATATCAAGCCATTTATTTAAATCATAAGGATTTTTTAGTTCAATGTTATTTGTATTATTAGGATATGCAATTTTTTTTATATTTGAATTTTTAATTATATTTTTTGCTATCCAATAATAAGCATCATTAAAATTTTTAATATTTCCAATATAAAAGTTGTCTATATTAGATATATTTAAATTTTTTGCAGCTTTTTTTAATAAAGCCTTTTGAGATTTATCTAGATTCATTTTCTTTTTCTTTTATTAATTTATTAATAGCCTCAATCCAATCAGGTTTATTTTTTACTGGCTGTTTGGGTAAAACATTATTTAATATATAATTAAGATAAACAATATATCTTTTTGATTCAAAAATTTGATAAATAGTATATTGTCTTTCATTTTCAATATATGTATTTATCCATTTAGAAAATGAAATCTTGCTATTTAAATCTTTTAAATTTAAAATTTTTAATTCTTTTCCATCAATCAACATCTATTATTTCCCTTCTATTACTTATATCGCTATTTAAGTCTATTTGTTTCATTTTATATGAAACTTTATCAACAAATAATGGAATCAATTTTGGATCCATTTCTTTTAATATTTCTAATATTGTTTCTTTTAAAATTCTTGCATGTTCATTAACAACATTAATATTAATATTATGTTCTATTTTTTTATCAGCAAAACCCTCTATATATTTTTTCCAGTCTTGCATTAAAGACTTCATTGTATTTATATATTCTAAAAATATTCTATCTTCTTTTATGGATCCACCAGTTTCTAGAATATTGTAATAATGCTCTATTCTAGAATTTATTAGTCTATCCATCTCAAGCAATCTTCTTGTTACATCCAACTCTGAAGATGCTATTTCATCTATTTTCTTTTGATATGCATTGGAACTTTGAATTATCATTTTTGTTTCAAGTTCAAGATTCTTTTTATCTATTTCTGATTTTTTATTTTTAATATCATCCAGAACCTCTCCTTTTATGTTTAGATTTTCTGCTCTAAACTTTTGTAGAGTCATATATGATACATGCAATCTTTTTGATCTTGGGTATTTTTTTTCTATCCATGATTCTATTTCTTTAACTGACTCTCCAGACAATAGTTTTTCTATTATTTTTTCTTTATCTGGATGATTTAAAATTTTGGAACTCATTTTTTCACCATAAAAAATGCTCATATAGATTTTACTCTAAATGAGCATTTTTTTAATATTTTATTCTAATTATTTAAATTTTATGTTATAAATAATTAGAATTTTTTTTAAT